AACTGTCGGATGACACCGTGCTCGCTTGGAGTACGATGATGACGGTCAAAGACTACAGACTCGTAGTTTTCCGTCGCCTGCCAGTTGATACTGTAATTGCCAACAGTCCTCAACTGCCAGTCATTCCCTGGCAATTTAGCGATGAGGAAGCATTTGATATGGATGCAGCTCCCTGGTATGTGCAGACCTTGTGGAGTGTGGCTTCGGAAAGATTCTCAATGAGCTTTTGGGAATCCATAGTGCCGAAGAGGAAGGTTTTGTTCTATGAACCTATCCTAACCACGCTTTGCAACTCTGCCGCCGGGCGACCCCGCGGTGCCTTGTTGTACCGTCAGCTCATCCAGCAATCAAACTCCTCATGCCAGAACGATGACCACGTCAAGTTGCTTCAGAAATTGTTTCCCGACCGATTTGGGAAGCTGCCTGAAGCGATGGCGATGTTGGCTCTCGTTCGGGGGGTGTCAGGCACTGTTATGACCCTTAATCGCAGCGTGTTAAATAAAGGAAAGGTGTTGGAGACTCATGCTCAGACTGTTGAGAGCATCGGCCTCCCTCCTCTCACACATGTAGACTGGTGGCGGCGTATTCAAATCGCCGTCATATGTCTCGTTGCGATCAGGTGGTTGTACCAGTGGTTCCGAGGGCCTCGAAGAGCCCAATCAACACAGCTGGTTGTGTTAGAAAAGCCTATTAATCCCAACATGATTAGTAGTGCCGGAGTCTTGTCACTCCCTAGCAGAGCCAGTGTCCACTCCAGAGTCGATCGGTTTTACAACGCTATCCAAACCAAGTTGCGTTGTGTGGCTGATAGATTGACTGGGTGGCGCGATAGGCTTTTAGACTGGATCAAAGGTCTGAGCTTTTTCGGCGCCATACCATATCTGAAGCGGGCGTATGCAGCACGCCAGGAACGCATGTGGAAGCAAATGCGAACGCAACCATTTTATGCAGACCTGTCCCGTGAGGAAGTACCCACCTTTCAGCTTCGGCTGTTCAAACAGGCGGTGCTCTTTCATCCTCCAGTTGAGGAGATGGTTAAACACGCAATAGGGAAATGGGGTTATTTATTTGGCCTCGTTGAATTTCTCTTTAAGGCGTGTACCCAGCCCTTCACCTGGCGCATGTTATTGCCTCTTCCTATGCATATTGTGACGGCATGGATGTCGTTACCACAAGCCATAATCGTGCATGCCTTGTGGAACTTCTGCGCCATCTATGTTTTACCCATCCCGAGAGACGCGCTCGGGATGTTCAGGCTGCAGCAGGGGAGTCTCCCTTATGCAGCTTTTCGCGAGGCGTTTTACTTAAGGTCTTGGGAAGATCGTCCCCCTGTTGAATTATGGGAGGGAAGTTACCTTCAACCCTTTGACCCTGAATTAAGTGCTACGCCTACCCAACAAAGCCATTGTTCGTTGAAACCTCTTGATACGACTTTGGTGATGAAGGGTTCTCTGCCTCTCCCTGGCAGAGACGTGAACTCCTACTACTACTGGTTTCTCCCGACGAATTGCCCGGGCTACGTGCCTAAGCGTTCCGACGAGAACTTGTTAAGCGTTTTACGCAATCGCATATTAGCTGCGCCCCCTATGTCACCCGCCCTGCAGAAAGAGCATTGGGATCAATCACGTATGCCCATACTGGTTGAACCTGAAGCGCCGATTACGTGGGAGGATGAGAAAGAGGCGTGGTTAGCGCATTTCGATGACCCTGCGCGTAAGCGTAGATATCGTCTTGCTATGGAGTACCACTTAGCTCATGGTGTGAACTATGATGCATCTGAGTGGCACCGTATCGAGATGATGGTTAAGATTGACGAGTG